CACCTGTTTTATTTTATTTGATTGGCTCTCAATCCGTCAAGATTTTCATTCATCCAGATACGCGTAGAGAATCGAATACTCGATTGAAAGCGGCTTTATCGGCGGCGCGTGCGGGTCTTCGATGAGGAAGCCGGAATTGTCCACGACACGGAAATGGGTCTTGGACGGTCCGCCCTGGATGATTTTCTGGATGAGCGCGTCGATTCTCATGAGTTTGGGGGTCTGCTTTATGGAGTCGTAGAAAACCGTCTCGCCGTTCTTGAAAAGCCCGACTTCGACGAAACGCCCCTTGTCGCCGAGGATTTTCAGGAATCTCGTCGCTATTGGAGCCGAGAATTTGATGTTGTCGCGCTTGTCGATGTAGCCGACTTCCTTCGCCCATTCCCAGGTCTTGTTTATCTCTTCCGGGAAAAGGTTCTTCCCCGTCTTGTTCTCCGCGATTATTCCGCACGAGCGGAAGAAGCAGCCGATTTTCTGGATTGGCTCCAGAAGCCGCTCGTCGTTCTGTTTGATGTGGTCCATTTCTCTCCCTTCAGTCCTTCATGATTTTGTAGACGGCGGCACCAGCTATGCAGCCCGCCGAGATTCCGATTGTCACCGAGATTACACCGTCACGGATTTTCACCTTGCGCTCTAATCTCTCTGAATATGTCACCTGATTCCGATACTGTCCTTCCAAGGTCCTCAACTGTTCCGCCAAGTCGTTCAACGTCCGCTCTTGACTTTGAATGAGCGTCTGCTGCTGCTTGTTGAGCGTCTCCAATTTCTGGAGTTGGCTTTCGGTTATCCTGTATTCCGTTTCCGAGGACAAGGCCTGCGAGGAAAGCAAGAGGAGGAAGGCAAGCGCGAATAATCTTCTTCTTTTTCTCATCCAACATTCACCTCCCTGTCCTTGCGAGGAAATCCGAGTATTCGGCGTGGTACTTCCACGGATTCATGAGTTTCTTTAGGGAGAACGAGCCGAGGGGGACGCTCTTCACGTGCTTTCCGAACGGTGGGAGCTTCGTCACGATGTCGGATTCGTGGCACCACTCCGTGACGCTCTTCGCCGCCGTCCTGATTATCTCCACGCTCTTTTTGTCCGCGCAGAGCTTTGGAGAGCCGAAGGTGACGACGCGCGCCATGAGTCCCGTCCTGAAAAAGATGTCCTCCGCCGCCAAGAGAGCCATCGCCGCGCCGTTCGACCAGCCGCACACGCAGACGTTGGTGCAGTTCTCCCTCTCGACTGCCTCCTCGAGGGCTTCCATCACGATGTCGTTTCCGGATTTGTATTCCTTTGCGAATCCGCGGTGGACGCGGAGGACGGACTTCTGCTTTTTGTACGGCTTCACGAAGATTGGGAGGAAATTCAGGTTGTCCCTCCAGTCCTTCTTGCCGTCGCTCTCCTGGAACATGAGGACGATTTCTTTCTCGCCGTCCCCGTTTTCGTCCAGGAACATTCTGTAGTTCAATTCGTGCCGTCTGGTGCGGATTGAAACCCAATCTTTTGTGTTTTTGATTTTTTCAAACAGTTCTGAGTCTTTCATGTCTCACTTAGTTTCACGTCACGACGAGGCTTTGTTCCAGTAGCGGAGTCTTGTGCCCACCGCCTTCGTCATTGCTTCCATGTCGATTCCGAGGACCGTCCGCACCGTGTTCAACGCTATCTGCGCGTCCGCCATTGCGTTCTTGAGCTTCTGGACGCACTGCGCCTCTGTCTCTCCCGTCCTGATTTCTCCCCGGAAGTTTCGGAGCGCGCTGGAAGCCGCCATGGACGTTTTCGCCGCGGCTTCCGAGAGGAACTCAAGCGAGGCCTTGTCGGAGAGGATTTCTGAAAGTCCGTCGAGCGCCGGCTCTTTCGGGCAGCCCTTGAGCCTGATGATTCCGTCCACGCTCTCGGTGTTTGCGGTCTCGCGGACGCTTTCCACACCGGAGGAGTCCGCCCTCATGTATTTTTCGGACGGCAGAATCTTGTCCTCGAATTCCTGCTTCTTCGAGTACACGGAAAGACAGGGGAGATAGACGAACGAAGAGAGCTTCTGAATCTTCCACGCTTCGCCCGCCGCCTCCTTCTTCCTGATTCCCTCCATGATGTTCATCGCCACGTCGAGCGACCTCTGCTCTATCTCCTCTTTCTCCAGCTTGCCTTCGAGCTTCTTGTTCACGCAGTTGAAGACGGCGAGAAGCACGAGCGAGAACATCGTCTTCCATGACTTCTCGTCGCGCCTCTTCTCCCAGGAATCCTGAGCCTTCTGAAAGCTCGCTTCCTCTTCCGAATAGTCCTTTCTTCTTTCGCTGAATTCCGTCATTCCGCCCTCTCCTCTTTCTTGCCGTTTATCTTCTTCATCTCTTCGAGAATCGTTTCGAGTCTGCCGATTATGCCGGGGTCGCTCTTGTAGTATGTGAAAAGAAAATGAATCGTCTCGTGGGTCTTCCTGTTCACCAGAACGAACCTTGATTCGTCTTCGATGTCGGTGTAGTGCGATTCGTCCAAATCAAGATGGTGCAGGTTCGCCAATTTCGTGAGCTTCTTTCCGGTCACCGGGTCGAGTCCTTTCTGGCTCACGTTCTTTCTGTGCCTGAACTCCTTCCACTTTTTGCTTTTCTGGAACGCCTTTTTCCTTTTTTGTGATTCTGTCATTTCGCCTCCGATTTTTTTTCAGCTGAAATTATACACAAAAAATTGTTTTCCAAGATTTTTACACTAAGTGGATAAAAAGGACATTTCGCATGGAAAACAAACAGACACAGCTCACGCGCGAACAGGTGCGCGTGAGGATAAACGATTTGCTCTCGAACGGCAGCGCGGAATACTCGAAGTTCCAGAGAAACTACGCGCTCTACAACCAGTCGCCGATTTCGGATTTGAACGTCCGCATTCCGTCCGTGGTGGGCTACTACGACGACGTGTATTCCGAGGATTCAATCGTCCCCAAGCTGAACATCATCAAGTCGGCGATTGATTCGGTGGTCTCCAAGATTTCGACGGCGCACTGCCGCCCGTTCGTGAACACGGTCAACGGCTCATTCAAGACGATTCAGATTTGCAAGCAGCTTCAGGTTTTCTTCGACTACTTCTTTGAAGAGCGAAAAGTGCAGTCGAAAATCGTCTCGGCTTTGCAGAGCGCGTGCGTGTTCGGGCGCGGCTACGCATTCATCGACGAGGACACGGGGGACGTGGTCGTGCCGGACACCTGGAACGTCTACACGAGGCAGAGGGAGAAGAGGGACTTCAAATCCGCCTACATTCATTTTCCCTATGTTTCCGTGGATTCGCTCAAGGAGAACGACAGGGAGCTTTTGACGGAGGCTGAGAGAAATTCGCTCTATGTGAATCTCGGCTACTTCTACGACTCAAGGACCATGACGAAGGCGGTAGTGGTGAACAGCGAAATCAGGAGCGTGAAGGCTCTCCCCTTCGACATCGTGCCGCTCATCTGCATCCACTACACGAATCCGCTTCTTGGAAACTCGACTCTCTCCATCGCCGACATGCTCAAGGGAATCCAGAGCCAAATCGACAGCCTCATGCAGCGCATTTCCGACGCGGCCATGCAGTCGCCGGCTTTGACGTTCTTCTTGAACAACGCCTCGAACATCAAGGTCGGACAGCTCAACAACAGGGTCGGAAACATCGTGCAGTACAATTCGGCGACGCAGGGCGGAACGACTCCCGTGGACGTGGCGACACCCGACTTCATCGCGAACCAGTACATCAGCCTTTTGGACAACCTTGTGGAGAAGGCCTACAACATGGTGGGAGTATCGCAGCTTTCGGCGCAGGGAAAAAAGCCGGCAGGGCTTGATTCGGGCGTTGCCCTGGCGACGCAGGCGGACATAGAGAGCGACCGTTTCCAGGTTCTCCTCGACCAGTACATACAGATGTTCGTGGACGTGGCGAAAGTCATGCTCCGGGTGTTTCAGGCGGACAAGTCAATCATAAAGCCGTCGAGGTACGCTCTCCGGCTCACTTGGGGCGACGTTTCCGAAGAGTTCGACAAGATGAAGATTCAGTTCTCCTGCGCGGATTCACTCTCGAAGGACCCGAGCGAGAAGCTCAAGCAGCTTCAGACTCTCGCCCAGGCGGGAATCATTCCTGCCACCCAAATCGCCTCGCTTCTCGAACTCCCCGACATCAACCGCGGATATTCCGTGGCGAACAACGCTTTCAACGCGGTGCAGACTCTCATCGACGCGTGCATCTACGAGGACCGCTTCGAGATTCCGATGTACGTCTCGATTCCGATGCTGGAGGAGCAAATCATCAACATGGCTCTTTCCTTGAGGGCGGCTCAGGGGTCGTCGAAGAGGAACGAGAAGGACATCGAGAAGCTCATCAAATACTACTCGATGTGCAAGGACGAGGAGGAGCGGCTTGGAGCCATGCAGGAAATGGCGAGCGGAATGAACGTGGCGGAGAACAACGCATACTCGGCCGCCAACAATTCGGAGTTCGGAAACGGGACGGAGGAGAGCCTGAACATGAAGGACGAGGCCGTGGCGAATCCGATGGAGACGGACGCGGCGAACGGCGGGGAGCTTGGCGGCGAGTGAGTTCCGAGTATCGGAAAAGTTGAACTAAGTAGAGTAAAACGATTCTTTGGGAGAAAAGATGGACGAGAACATTGAGAACACGGAGAGCATGGAGGACTTCAAGAAGTATGTGCTCGACATGATGAACGCGCTGAACGAGAAAATCGACGCGCTCAACGATGTCGTTGTCAACCAGATCATGAAGCCCGCCATCGAGCAGTACCAGAACGAGAGGTACGAGGATTTCAAGGGGAAGTACGGCGAGAGGCTCGGAAAGTACGACAGCATACTCAAGAAGTCTTTCGGCGACGACTACGACAACACGCGCGAGGCCTGGCAGCAGATTCAGGACAATTCCGAAGGCTCGGAGGACTACGACATCGACGGCGCGGTCTCTGACATGGAGAAGCAGACTCTTGAGTTTGTGAACAACCTCCGCGCGGAAATGGGGCTCGACCCGGAAGCCGCTGTGAACATTTCGTCCGACGGAAACGGAGACGTGAAGGTCGAGGCGGACAGCGACGGCGACGGAAAGCCCGACACGGAAGTCGTGGGAGAATCCCAGACGGAAGCGGCGGAAAATTCCGAGGGTTCCGGAGAGGAGGAGACTCCAGACGGAGAAGAGGAAGAGGAAGTCGATCCTGAGCTTCAGAAGCAGCTCGACGAATATTTGAACAACTAAGTCAATAAAAAGGAGATTTTTTAGCGATGCCAATCACAAACGCAGCTGGCCTCAACGCCATGTTGAAGACCTATTACAAGAAGAACGGACTTGCGAACACCCTCTTGAGGGCCGACCCGTTCCTGAAGACAATCAAATTCGAGCGCGTGGAGGGAAAGCAGCAGAACTTCGCCGCCCTCTACAGCACGGGAGGAGCGACAAGCGCGAACTTCCTCGTCTCAAAGAGAAACGCCGCCGAGACAGCGCAGGCTAAAGAGTTCCAGGTCACACCCGGCCAGCTCTTCTCGTCATGCACTTTCACGCCCAAGGAGGTCCTCGCCTCCAAGACGCAGGGCGGCGCCTACGTGAAAATCGCTGGCGCGAAGATGTTCGCCGCGGGTGTTTCGTTCAGGAACACTCTCGCCCTCGCCCTCTACGGCACTGGACACGGCGAAATCTACACGACGGATTCCGACATCGCGCTTGTTGGCGGCGGCACTGTCGAAATCACTCTGCCGAACTACGCAATCGCGCCGTTGGACATCGGCTCGACAATCGAGTTCAAGGCCACGAAGTCCTCGACCGCCGTCCTCGCCGAGGGAAAGGTCGTGAAGATTGGAAGTGGAAAAATCACAGTCTCATCCGAGGATTCGGCGACGGTTCCGGCAGGCTCCGTCATCTGCCTTTCCGGCTGCACCGACTCGGACGGAAACCCGCTCCTTCCAATCGGACTTGCGGGCTGGCTTCCTACCGAGGATTTGGCGGCCACTGATTCCTTTTTCGGCGTTAACCGCTCCGTAGCCCGCGACAGGCTCGCAGGCGTATACGTGAAGGGAAGCGCCGACAAGAAGAAGTACGAGGTCATCGAGGAGGGAATCCTCTACCTCCGCCGCATGGGCAGTCTCTGCGACAAAATCGTCATGAACGACGAGGACTACCTCGCCCTCGCCCGTGAAATCGAGGCGAAGACCACGTTCCAGAAGACGAACGGCGGAAGCTCGAAGCAGAAGGCCGAAATCGGCTATCAGGGCTTCGGCTTCTCCGTTTCGACAAACTGGCTCGACAACGTAATCGACTCGCCTTTCGTCCCGAAGGGCACCGCCTACATCTTGAGCTCGGACACCGTGGAGCTTTGGGGCTACACGAACAACGACAAGGTGATAAACGACGGACAGGTCGCTGGAAACGAGCCGGGAAAAGCCGAGGTGAACGACGGCGACGACCCGAGCGAGAGAGCCTACCAGCTCCTCATCGACGACATGCTCACGATGTCGCCTGGAACCGACACGTCGAACGGACCTGCCGCACTCGCCACAATGCAGCTCTACGGCTCGTTCGTGCTCACGAATCCGTCTGTCAACGGTGTCGTGACTTTCGCGGCGTGATGAGCGCAAATCGGCTTTGACGTAAAAGCGGACGGAAAAATCTTCCGTTCGCTTTTTTTGTTTTTGGAGGAAAAGGAAATGCAGGAATCTATTTCGGCGAACGTGATGAACGGGAACACGGCGAACCTTCTCATTCTGGCGGCGGTCGTGGTGTTCGTGGTGTTGAGCTTCATTCTCTGCCTCAAGTCCGGGCTTGTAGTGGTAGGCACGAAGAAGATAAAGGCGGGCTTGAGCGGAGCTTCCACTAGGGACTTGATACGGCAGCAGTTCGACTACGCGCAGAACGCGATACAGATGTTCGTGTCCGCAATGCCTGCGGGCGAGGGCTTCGACGAGTACAAGGCGCGCTATGCCTCCGAGCTTGTGCTAGACGAGGTGAACAGGTGGATTGTCTTCAACCACATCAGGGACGACGAATTCTATGTGTCGAACAAGCAGGTCATCGTCTGGAACATATTGCAGAAGCTCGGACAGAAGGAGGAGTACAGGACGGAGGAGTTTCGGAAGAGCGTCTACGAGACGGTGGAGCGCATAATAAAGCAGCTCGTGAGGATAAAAATCTACTACGAGAGGGAGGAAGCATGACGAGGGAAGAGTTCATCAAAACATGGAACGGCAGAAGCGACGGAGAGACGGAAATCGACTTCAAAGGCGACGAGGGCTTTTTCCTTGCCGGCGGCTACGCTTTTGTCGTGCAGTCCACCAGCAACATCGTCATGAAGCAGGTCGCGCCGCCTTCGATGACGCTCCTCTCCGCCATGAAGGCTTTCCGCCACTACCTTGTCTCTTACGGAATCCAGTACGTCAGAATCGAGGGAAACACCAGACGCTACCGCTTCCTTCCGAAGGCGTTCCCCTGCGCCGACTTCAGGCAGGACGACACTCCAGGGCGCAACGTGTTCTACGCCAAGGTTTTCTGACTACAGCGTGGCGAGCGGGCAGTTGTTCTGCATCGCCCAGCGGATGACCTTGTTCAGCCTCGACTGGTAGCCTTTGACTCCCACGCTCTGCAACCATGCGAGATTGTCGAGGTCGATTCGGAGGGAAACTGGCTTTTTCGCCGGTTTCCAGTTCCGAAGCTGTCCATTTGAAAAATCCTTTATTTCAGGAATGTCGGAAAAATCGATTTTTTTTCTGAGTTCCGCCACTCTTTCAGCTGTAAAATTGTCTGCACCATTCTTCATATCTGCGCTCCTCTTCGTCGGTCGAGATTCGGGCAGATATGATTCTTGTCCGCTCCCGTTCCGTATAGCTGGAAACGACAACCGCAAATCCGTTTATCTTTGCGGTTCCGAAATACCTAGTTTCTTCGGCGGTCGAATGTTCAATGTCCAGCTGTTCCCAAAAAAGAGGGTCGTCAAACATAGGCAGGATTTCTTCAAAAGAAATTCCATGCTTTCTTTTGTTCGTCTCTGCTTTGTCCGCGTCCCATTCAAAATTTCCATGCACAACTGTATCGCCCATTTGTCACCGCCTAAATGAAATATATATTATGTATATACATTTTGTCTAGTTTTTTTATCTGGTTCGCAAAAAATTCCCGTGAGTCACGAAAAGCACGTTACAGACGTTTCGAGAGATACGGGAATCGAAAAACGCAATTCCCGTGAGTCACGGGAATTTAAAAAACGCAAAAATCAAAATCCCGTGACTCACGGGAAATTCAAAAACATCAAAAATCAAAATCCCGTGAGATACGAGAACTCAAAAAACGAAATCCCGTGAGTCACGGGAACGCGAAAAATGAAATCCCGTGCGTCACGGAAATCGAAAATTCGCAATCCCGTGACAGTGTATATGTATATGTATCTGTATCTGTATATGTATTTGTATCTGATTCTGATTCTGTATCTGTGTTCCAGAAAGACGCTTCGCGAAGAGAGAGATTCAAAAAAAAGAGAGAGAGGGTGCGATTGCTCACGCACAAAAAAAATATGCCCCTCAGAGAAAAATCTAGGGGGCATAGAGAGCCTGAAACGCCCTCGGACGTGAAATTACCCGTTTTGAGGGTTGAACGCAACAGTGAGCCGTTAAACACGGTTTTAGACGATGTACGTTTTTCTGTACGCTTCCGCCCTTCTGGGTGGCGTTCTGGGTGCGCGTCAGGAAACGGAACTAAGTTCCAACATGAAACACGAGCTGACGAAAGAGGAATTGGAACGGGGGAGAAAAAAAGCGTCGTCCCCGGAATCGCGGAAAAAGGCCACGGAGACGCTGAGGCGGAACATTCTCATGAAGAACGTGGTGAACGACGCCGTGAAGGAGCTTCTTCTGGAGAACGACGGCAGGAGCGACGAACCGTACTACAAGACATTCCTCGAAAACTTCCTGAAGGCCGCGAGGAAGTCGCCGAACTCGCACGCAGGGCTTTTCATCGCAGAGCGGCTCATGTCCGAGACGATGATTTCAGACCTCGACTCGTCTAGCGAGAGGGAGGACGCGCGGAACCTCGACTTCGTGCGCTTCAGGCTGCTCTCGGGATTCTTCAAGGAACAGAGGGACGTGATACTCGACACGAACCACCAGAAGCGGATAATCGCATGCTGCTCAAGGCGAGCCGGAAAGACGGATTTGGCGGGCGGCGCGATTCTGTACGCCTCGCTCATTCCAGGGAGCCGAATCATCTACGTCAACCTCACTTTCACGAACGCCATAAACCAGATTTGGAAGAACGTGACGGAGCGCGGGGACAAGGCGGAAATCGCGGTGAAGTCGTCTTCGAAGAGCGACGGAACAATCGAGTGGGAGAACGGCTCTTCTTTGAGGATAATCGGAAACCCGAACAATTCGGAAATCGAGAAGCTCCGAGGAGAGGCGAAAGTGTCGCTCGTCGTGATAGACGAATTCTTCCACCAAAGGAACATGGAATACGCGGTGAACGAGGTCATATCTCCGCTTCTGACCGACCGAAGCGACTCCTCGCTTCTCTGCATCGGAACGCCTCCGAGGCTCGCCAAGACATACGGCGAGAAAGCGTGGAACGAGAGCGGCTGGAAGAAATACCACTGGACAATGTTCGACAATCCCTACATTCCGAATCCGACCGAGTACCTCGACGACTACTGCGCGCAGAAGGGGATAACGAAGGACTCGCCGTTCATACAGCGCGAGTATTTCGGAGTAATCGGCTGCTACGACACCGAGGCGCTCGTCTTCAAGGGCAGGCGCACCCACGGCGAGGACGTGACCGAGAATGTCGTTTCCGGGAAAGTGCGGCTGACCGACATCGCAATCGGCGTGGACTACGGATTCTCGGACTACAACTCCGTGATCACGGTCGCGTACGACAAGGACGGCAGGCGGTCCTACGTCGTGGCGGAGCGGAAGTTCAACCGGGCGGGCGTGTCGGACGTAATCGGAGCGATAAGGAAGGCGCACGCCGACGCGGTGGAAATTCTCAAGCGGTCGAAGGTCAATCCTGACGAGCACCTGAAAATCTACTGCGACACGAACGAGGAGAGCATAACGGCGGACTTGGCGATGAAGTACAGGCTGCCGGCCTTCAACTGCTTCAAGTACGACAAGGCCTATGCGATTGAAATGCTCTCCGAGGAGCTCCGCACCGGGCGGATGACGATTCCGAAGGGCGGAGAGCTGGATTCTGAAATGGAGCAGATTCTCTACAGGAGGGACTACGACACGGGCGCGATAATTCCCGAAATCGACGAGGAGGAGGGAATCCACCCGGACGCGATGATGGCCCTCCTCTACGCTTCGAGGAAGGTGTTCTTCGACATGGACTACGACATCAGCTTCAAGGAGCGGCCGCCGAAGACGAGCGACTTTGTCCTGGACACGGGCGGAACGATTGTGGAGCCGGACATCCGGGGAGCGGACGAGGGCGATTTCGAGAACATTGGAACGATAGGCTGAAAAGGAGGAACGAGGAATGGGAAAGAGCAGATTCCTGAAGAGGAACACGAACGCATACGACGCTTCGATGCTTTCGGGGAAGGCTTCGAGCGTTGAGGACTTGGAGAGGAGGCAGAGGGAGAACTTCTTCAAGAACATCGAGCTTCACACGAAGAAGACCGTGGACGACGCGGAGGGCGGCTCGTACACGGTCAAGGAATCCACGGTAACGAGGGCGAAGGAGGACGCGAACAAGGGAAGCCGCGGAGTCCTTGGCGGATTCTTCTCAAGGGCGAGGAAGAGCGGCAGGGGCTTGCAGTTCAACAATCTCCAGTCGTACAGGACGGTGACGAACGACGGCGAGGGAAAGACGCTGGACAACGGAAAGGCGCCGGAGCGGATTCCCGACAGCGTGGACTTCGGCGGAAAGGAGACGCTGCACAAGGAGCGCATTTCATCGACGGCGATAGACAACATCAACTACAACCCGAAGAGCCGGGACCTTCTGGTGCAGTTCAAGGGGAACCCGAAGAAGTACCTCTTCCCGAAAGTTCCCGAGGACGTGGTGAGGGACTGGCTCAAGGCTTCGAGCAAGGGACGCTTCTACAACAGGAACGTCAAACAGTATTCGGTCGCGAAGTGAACTAAGTTCAAGCATGTGGAAATATTTCAGGGAAGCGTGGCGCGAAGCCATGAGACGCAAGGAAGCCGACGAGAGGAAGAGTCGGCTCATAGAGAAGAGGCTGGACTACGCCTATCTTGAGGAGCTTGTCCAGAAGGTGAACGAGAACCCGGCACTTCGTGTGAGAGTGACGCACAAGGACGGAATGGTGATTGAAATCGACACCACGCCGAGACGGAAAAGCGGCGTGGAATTCGCCGTTCCGGAGAGCGGGATTTTGGAGGTGAAGTGATGTTGAGGATAGACCAGAGCGTGAGGATAGCGAAGGGCGACAAGGCGACGACCGACATGATTCAGCAGTCCGTGGACCGCCTCAACGAGGAAGTCGAGACGCTCAAGGCAGGGCTGGAGTCGCTGGAAAAGAGGAGCGGCGACCAAATCGAGGCGAAGGCGAACGCGATACTCGAAAGCGTTGAATCCCTTGTAGAGGAAGTGAAAGCCGGAATCTCCGAGAAGACCGAGACCGCGCAGCTCGTCGCCGAGCATGGAGTCGTCGGAAGCGCGGTCGTGCGCGAAACCCTCACGGCCACGGGCGTGGAAGCGGAGACCGCGGAGATTGCCGACGCGCACATCACGGAAATCGAGGCGGAAAGCGCGAAGCTTTCGAGCGTGGAAGCGGAGGGCGTGGAAGCCGAGAGCGTGAAGGCGGATTCCATAGAGGCGAAGAAGCTCACGGCGGAAGAGTACGAGCTTGAGACCGTCAAGGCGGATTCAGTCGAAACAAAGACTGTCGAGGCGGAGAGCGTGAAGGCGGAGAGCGTGGAAGCCGGGCGGCTGTCCTGCCAGCTTCTTTCCGTCTCCGAAAGCGGACCGTGGCACGAGCCTGTCGGGAATCCCGACAACACGGAGCTCCTCTGCCTGGCGATTCCGAGATACGACGGAATCGTGCAGCTCGTCATGGAGGACGGCGAATGTTCGATAACGGTCATCGCGTCCGGGCTTGTCGCCTTCAGCCAGAGGAGGGAGATAATCCACCGCGTGGACTTCTACGACACGAAGACGGAAATCTTCTTCAGGAACGAGGGAGACGCTCTCAAGTTCCAGCCGGTATTCATCGGCGAGGAGAAGAGCGTGGAGCTTACAAGCTCGCTCGTGGAGCGGACGGAGTACCCGGCGAACGTGGAGGGGCTCCGCGGAGTGGCGACCGCCTACGCGTGCGGCTTCAACCCGATAGAGACGAGCGGCGTTCTGTTCGTGGACGCGCTGCCGGAAGAGGACATCAAGAGGAATTTCGTGTACGTCGTGGAGGACGATGGCTGCTATGTCTACGACGGCGTGAACGCAAAGTTCGTGGAGCTTCTGCGCCCGGTGGAGGACGCGGAGAACAGCGACATCGATTTGTCTTTCGTGAGAGTGTGAGGAGGAAAAGGGAATGACATACGAGGAATTTTTGAGGAACTCGCTTGAAGAGAAGAACAAGGAGGGCATGGACTTGGCCGCGCTCGAAGCCGACGGCTGGACGGTCGAAAATGTGCCCTCCTCCCAGCCGACGAAAACCCCTGCGTTCAGGATGACGAAATCGAAAGGCTCTGTGTCCGTGACGACAGAGTTTGTACTATCTGGCTCGTGGCTGTTGTCCATAACGTTTGTCTCGATAATTGCGGACGGCGTGGACGTGACGAATGAGGAAATCGGCACAATCGATGCTGTGGACGCGCTGCTCGGAACCGGCTTGGACGCGGCGAGCAAAAAGGCGGAGGAGCTCAAGAAGCGGAAGCTCGTCACCGTGGCGAACCTTCAGAAGGCGCTGGAGGACTACGACGAGCGGAAGGGCACCGCCGTGGAGGACGGAGAGCCGGTCGAAGGGAAGAACAAGGTGTTCGTCGACGGAAGCGGCAGGGTGTACGCGAGGGGCACCGAGCTTGCCAGGCAGAGCGACCTTGACGAGGAACAGTGGCAGAGGGAGAGCGCGGACAGAGACCTTTCCGCCGAGATAGCCAAGAAGGCGGACAAGGAGCACACGCACAAGGCCGCCGACATCACGGACCTGCCGAACTACGCGAGGAGCGTGAACGGAGAGGAGCCCGACGCGGACGGCAACGTGGAAATCGACATCGACGCGGTGGAGGAGGTGGCGGAGCTTCCGGCGGAGACGAAGAAAAAGGTGTACCTCGTGCCGGAAAAGGAAGAGCAGAGCGTTTCCGTCGACTGCTCAAGCGTGGAGAGCATAATGTCGGCAATCGCCGACTGGCTGTCTGGAGAGGGCGGGCACTCGTTCAGCACTCCCGATGAATTCATGGAGTTCATGGAAGGGCTTGAGACGGACAAGGGGGAGAAAATCACCCCCTACCGCTACTACGTGCAAATACATTTTTTCGACAACAAGGAAGTTGTCGTCAACGGGGAGACTGCCCCCTTCCTCGTTTTTTCAAAACATGATTTGGGAAGTTCTTGGTCTATGAAGGATGAGAACGGGAAGACAGTCATCACTTCGTATATGGAGAACAAAAAACAAGACATGATTCTGTGGGTGTTCCAGCTGGGAGACCTGGACACTTGCTGGGCGTATGGACTGGCGAAGGACGGGAGCGAAGTCAACACCGGCTGGCGAACCATGAGAAGCGAAGTCGTAACATACATAATGTCCTCGACTGTCACACTGCCTTCTTCCATTTCATTGATAGACCGCCGCACGCCGCCTGCCGTCTACGCAAAGTCCGTGGAGCTCGCGACAAAGGAGGCTCTTTCCGAGGCGACGAGCGGAGCCGACGAGAAGGCGGCCGCACTGGGCGAGAGAATCGGCGCGGTCGAGTCGAGCGTGGCGACGGCGAAGTCGAACATCACGAAAGCTCAAGAGAACATCACGACGGCGCAGAGCGACATCATGAAAGCCCAGGGCGACATCGAAGCCGTGGCCTCCGAGGTCGAGACCGTGAAGGCGGACGTGGAAGCCCTTGGAACGAAGGTCGTGCGCAGCGTGAACGGAACCGAGCCGGACGAGAACGGAAACGTCGAGGTCGCGGTCTCTTCCGACGCGTCCGGCAAGAACGACACGATAACGGTGTCGGACACGGATTCCACCGTCTCTGACGACACTGGAATCCTTTCCGGAGAGAGCGGGGAGAACCCGAAGGGGCTTCTGAGGTTCGCCGCGTCCAAGATTTGGGATTACGTTCGGGGGAAAATTAGAGGAGTGCTTGGAGTCGACAAGGTGGGCGACTTTATAAGGCTGAATTATGACGTGCAATGCAATGAAGGCATTGAGAATCACGGATTCAAAGTGGACCACTTTGGCAATATGGCCTCCAAGAAAGTGAAAAAAGGTACAATTTCCTTTACTTCCGTAGGTAGAGAGAACCTGCCCCACGTTTCCTTTGAGGGTAGCCTAGTTGACAACCGTTACATTCTGGTTTTTGAGGTTGAGATAGGGGCGGAATATATCGACAATCCGATACTAATCAGGAGCAAGAGAAAGGACGGTTTCGACATCGCCGTTTATACGAACACAGAAAGCAAGAAAATCAAAATTGGATATTCGGCTCTTCCGATATATCCAATGTAGCAAAACATCTTCCATGTCCACAGGGGAGCGCGAAAAAAAACGCGCTCCCTTTTTTCATGCTTGTGCATTATTTGATAAAAAAGTATTGACAAATAAATCTAAATACAGTAGTATGAGAATCAAGGAGGTTGAGTATGTGGTTCATCCAAAGTTTGGTTGACAACCTAATCTTGCCAATCCTTGCAGGAGTCTTGATTTACCTAATCTGCAAGTGGATTGACAAGCGGTTGAAGTGACCGAAGGGCTTGGCGGATAGACACCGCCCGCCCGTCCACCACATGCTACTTCCGAGGAGGTTTTCATGTCAATAATTAGAGGGGTCGTGTTCGGCGCGGTCGTGGGCTTGTGCGTGTTCCTTTCGTTGAGGCGGAAGCGGAAAGAAGAGGAAACGGAAAGCAAAGCGGAGGCGAAATCATGAGGGGCGGAATCAGGGAAGGAGCTGGGAGACCCAAGGGAGCGAAGAACAAGAAGGAGGCGGAGGGAACGAAGCGCGTTTCATTCAGCGTGAGCTGCCAGCCGGAACAGCTCGCCCGGCTCAAGGAAATCGCCAAGGCGAAGGGCGTTCCGTTATCCAGGTTCATTCTGGAATCGTGCGGAGTATGAGAGGTGGTCAAATGAAAAAAGATGATTTCATGGGTGAGATAATTGATTGGCTGTGGATAGTGTTCGCAGTCGCTTTCATCGTGATTGTTTGGAGGTGGTAGAAAATGGACGAGAACGAAACGAAGAAGCCGAGGAAGCCGCGCTCAAGGGAGCGGGGACCCGGAAAAGCCGGAACGCACCGGATTTCCTTCGCCGTGAGCTGCCAGCCGGAGGAGCGCGACGAAGTGAGGGCGAAGGCGGAGGAGCTTGGAATGGGGATTTCCGAGCTTGTGCTTGAGGCCGTGAGGGCGTTCAAAAAATAAAGAAACTGCGGGAAGGCGGAGCCTCTTTCGGACGAACTAAGTTCCGAAGGAGGCTTTTTTCATGCTCAAATATTCGGCGAAGGACATAATCAGGCGGGCGGAGCAGCTCGCGGACTTGGAGGATTCGGAATTCATCACGGACAGGGAGAAGCGCGACCTCTTGAACGAGGCGTGGGCGAGGGTCTACCAGAAGACGATAGACGCGGACGACAGGACGTGGCTCAAGAGCGCGGAGGCGTTCGACGGCATGGAGCTTCCGGCGGACTTCTTCCAGCTCTCCGGGCTTTTCGTCGTTCCAGGAAGAATCCAGGTGCTCAAGCGCAACAACACGCAGGAAAGCGGCTACGAAATCAGGAACGGAAGACTGCACCTGAGCCGCGACTATTCCGGCCGGCAGTGCGTGATGGAGTACCACCCGTGTCCGCCGACGCTGTTCTACAATTCCGGGAAGCGGCGGCCGTTCGACATTCCCTCACCGCCGAGGGTGCTGCTCGACGAGGGATTCTATGTCCCAATGAACGAGTCAAAAGTGAAAGACTTCGACGGAAACACGCTCTGCAACATTAAAAACCCAGAAAAATACTTGAACTTCAAAAATGGCCGTGTCGGCACAAACGGATATTTTTGCGACTACTCGATTCTTGCAGATACAAATGGCGACAATTATACTCAAAGTATAGAAACGAGAAACGACAAGCCTTTCGTCGTTGCCGGGAACACTGTCACTCACGACGACATCACCGGCGCAAGCTCCGACTGGCTTCTGTACATGACGGACGGAGCCGGCGGCAAGGGCTACCCGATTACAAGGGACCTCAGGGTTCTTTTCCAGGACGGAAAGGAAACCGGAATCACGCTCACGCCATCATATTATAGCCTTTTCTGCCGAGAGGACGGGCTTTTCATCTCTCATCCTTCATGTCCTTACATCACGAAGGTTTCGCCCGACGGAGTGGAGCGGTTCCCGCTCGGACTCGTGAAATTCTGCACGTTCGTGGACGACATGGACTTCATCGGAAGCCTCGGAGAAAGCTGCTACCGAATGGGCTATGGAGCCGACACTGTTCTGGACTACCCGAACAACATCTATTACACGCTGCTGGCGAACTCGCTCGCGGTGTCGTTCAAGCTCAAGCAGAACGGCGACGCTTCGGCGCTGGAGGCGAAGGAGGCGGAGGCGTGGGCGCAGTTCTACGAGTCCGTTTCGAGGGACGCGAACACGAACGCAGTGATAAAGAACGTGTACGGGAACGGAGGACGCTCATGGTGGTGACGGAGCTGACGAAGGATTCTGTGAACGCCGCCTTGATCGTGATTCAGAAAATGAAGAAATCCATGACAAACGCAGAAAGCAACATTTCGGATTTGACATCGGGATTGGATTCGGCTAGCTCCGAGACGGAATCACTAAAGAAAGAGTTGTCAGGTCTCACTTCCACGGTGCAGGCGTTATCCGACAGAGTGACCAGTCTCGAATCTGCCAAATCCTCGCAGACGGAATCCATAAACAATCTGAATCAAGAACTGAAATGGTTGAAGGACAGGGTAAGCTGGCTGGAACACAAGACGACGTGATAAAGCGTATCAGGAAGGAGAAGGCGAATGGCTAAGAACACGATGACGAGGAACATACCGTTAGAGGCGGTGTGCGATTTGGGCGCGACCCAGAAGGTCACGGACTACGAGGGATTCCGCGGGATAAACTCGTTCAACATGAACGGCAGACTCTGCGCATGGTACAGGAAGAAGGGCGACGGAATCGCCTTGAGCGACACCGTTACGGCGAAGAAATACAAAGGAGGATATGACATCTTCGACAACGGAAAAAAGGTCATGTCTGTCTCGGATTGGAAATATGTGGAGGAGGAAGTGTCCGAGCTTCCTTCTTCGACTACTTCGTGCGCGAATCCATACAAGCTTTCAGGGGACTCCTTGGACTACGAATGGACGGAATATCCCGGAATTTCATATTCAAACATGAAAGACGACGGCTTCATCTTCGGTTTTGAATACAACGGACTTCCAGCCACACTCGTGACGGCAAAGGAACAGAGCGGTGGCTATAAATGCTATTTCATTCAGAGCGGAAAATGTTTGGGAAGCTGGCCATCCCCCAATAGAATAAACGTAATAGCCAAGGTTTCCGACAGCGAACACCCGCGCAGCATGACAAACTATGGTTTCCCTGATTTCCCACTTGGGCTTGTCTGGACAAGCTGGCGAGAAAGCGCTTTTGAGAGGTTCAACTGCACCGACAGCCCAGGCGTTCCGCCGGTGGGTCAGTGCGGAACATTTTTCCTCAAAAAAGATAATTCATTCTTGAACTTAGGAGGAATCATTCCCGACAATCGCGACTTATCTCACCAGGGGTGGAACACAACGAGTGGGTCTACGACTCCGGGCGGTTATGTCTTGCCGGGGGACCTTCCCCCCATTGATGCCGGGATTGGAATCATCGGCGAAGAATCAGGCTCGACAACGACAACGGAAGACCCGCTGATGTTTGCGGTGGGCTGGAACAAAGTCATAATCAAGGATAGCAATTGGCACTACCTAGTCACTATCGCTGGAATGTCTTCCCTTGATTATAATATTTGCAATGGCAGGAGCTTCAAAAAGGAAGGCACATACACATGCACATTCACGAGCGCGGAATGTGAACTTTACACTATAAAATGGGAAACTCCTTCAAGAACCGTCATCGATTACGGTTACCATGAAGACCTCTCCAACAGTTTTTCAAAGAACAGTGTCCATAGAATAGAGTCCTGCAACACTCTCTACCCCGAAAACTACTCAAAGAAGTTCGGGGAATTCGCAATCAATTACGTGAAGAACCAGGAATATTCGATAGGGCACGCCTACAAGAAAATCATCCAGCTCGACGAGCACGAGCTTCTGGGGTACACGGACGACTCTGTTTACTACAAGAACGGCGGCAAAATCTACCGGCTCCATGTGGTTGAGACGGACGAGCTCGACTACTCGATTCTGGACGGCAACATCATCATCTTCAACACGACGGACTACAAGAACGCGTATGACATGGCTTTCGGGAACGTGTTCTGCTCTTCCGACGACTGGAACAACCGGGCGCAGTGGAAGCTGAAAACGTATTCGAATAACTGGCGGATGCTGAATTCCAGACTCAACCAGAATTGGCAGACGCAGAGGAAAATCGTCGGGACGAGCGACCAGCTCAACAGCGTGCCGCAGAGAATCGCCGTGAGGACGGAGGGTGAGACGACGGTGAGCGACCCCTCCAACATGGAGCCGTTCTACATCGACGACTCGTACACCTGCCCTGAGGGCGTGGAATACGACGTGTTCTTCGAGTCCGCCATAACGTCGTCTGTAGAGGAGAAGGGAGGCGCCCTCGAAAAGCAGGGGACGCTCTCGACGAAGGGCTTCACCGTGGCGAAGGACGAGGGGATGATTTTTTCGGAGCCGGGGACGGACGAGAACCAGCTGAACCTGCCGATTCTTGGAAGCTCGTTCGAGACCTACAACGGCACCACAATCATAAAGGTCGGGGACTTCTCATACACCGCCCTCAAGCAGACGATGCTCGGAAACCTCGTCGTTCCGGTCTACCAGTTCCTCGAAAAAGGGTATTCCGCCACCGATTACGCGATGTTCGCCATCAACGGCACGCTCTACTCGTACTACCCGAAGACGAACCAGATAACGGACTCGGACGGGCTTTTCGTGTGCGACACGTCCACGCTCGTGTATCTCGGATATTCGACCAGGGCGGCGTATTTCTACTGCAAGATGGACAGGGGAATCTACATGTTCACGGGGGCCAACGAGATGCAGAGGTGTTTCGCCGTGGAGACCAGGACACTGGTTCTCGCTCCGTTCAAGAATGGCAGTACGAGCGAGAGGGGCGACACCTTGAACCTTCCGAGCCTCGACCTTCTGGTGGTGAACCTCGGAGACGGGTTCGCCGTCCTCTTCGGCTCGCAGCTCTGTGTCGTGGACAGCGAGGAGCGGATAGGAGCCGGAAAGATGAGGCTGGACAAGAGCCGTGGCACGGTGCAGGCGGGCGGCTACGACTGGAGCCTCATCCACAGGGACGGCTACGAGAGCGTCCCAATCGAGTTCGAGACGCAGTTCTACGGAGACGCTTCGGGGGAGTCGAACATGGTGAACGACGCGGTCTACTTCGAGCTGACGAACTACAACGGAAAGAGCGAGGGCAAAATCACCGTGCAGACGGTCGCGCTCGTGAACGGAACCGTGAAGGAGGGCGCGAAAAAGACAATCAGCGTGGGGAAGAGCGACTTCAACAAGGCGGGCGTGGCGCGCGTGAGGTACCAGCCCGACATTCAGGAGTGCAGGGGCTTCAAGCTCAAGGTCGTCTCCGACTTCGAGATTGCGTCGATGAAAATCGGGTGCGAGGCTGGAGCGTTGGCGCAGCCGAAAGTGCGCATGTAGAACTAAGTTGAAGAAAACGGAAAAACCATAAAGGGGGAAAAAGAGAGATGAGCGCGCCGAAATACACGTCGAGCAACTACGACAACGCGGCCACGAGATACGAGGAGCTGGCGAACAAGTACACAGGGCTGAACGGACTGCAGAAGGCGACAGAGAACGCGAGCATGTCGGCGAAGAGCGCGTCGGAGGCGGCGGGGGCTTCCGCTACCAACCAGGCTTTGAACGCGGGATATTCGAGGGCGAAGGCGGCCATGAAGGGCGCGAACGCTTCGGCGAACGCGTTCAACAGCAACTTCGACCAGAGCTACCAGAGGGCGGCCGGCATGAACTCCGCGAGACTCTCCGCCCAGCAGAACCTCTTGAACGGGGAGCAGCACAAGGACGACCAGAAGTATGGAGCGAAGTCGAACGCATACTCTGCCGGAATGGGCGCGGCGCAGGGAGCTATTCAGACGGCGGGAACCGTGGCGATGATGATGAGCGACGAGGACGCGAAGAATTTCACCGTGGAGGCTGGAGCCGGAGGAAATCCCGACAACCGCCTTCTTGAGGACATGGCGAAGCTGAGCGCGCTCGACTTCACCTACAAGCCGGAAGTGCAGGCGGAACATTCGGGAAGCAACGGCGTTGACGCGGCGGAGCACATCGGAGTGTCGGCGCAGGAGCTTGCGGCGAACCCCGTCACCGAAGGCTGCGTTACGGAGGACGAAGACGGGAACAAGGTTCTGGACACCCGGCACCTGACAGCCGCGAACACGGCCGTATTGGGCGAGATGTCGAGGCGCATTTTGGAGCTTGAGAAGAAAATCGAGGAAATGGAGGCGAGAGGATGACAGAGGAAGAACTCAAAAGGGAATACATGAGGCAGAAGGGGCTTTCGAGCTGGAATGACCTCTACACTGCTGGATTCAACGAATGGGCGAGAGGCATAAGGGGAATGAACTCTCTTTCAGCCGCCGCCGGGGTGAGTCCAGAGCGGGCGGCAAGGAACGAGGCCGCGGCCGTGGATTCCGCAAGTCGGGACATGGCGGCGACCGAGCACTACGACCGCATGACGAACGGAATGGAGAGCGACGGCGAAGTACACTCAAGGGAAGACCTGAACACGCAGATTGAGAACGCAAAGAGGGTGGCGGGAACGAGCGTGCCAAGACCGGAGGGCGCGCCGACAGGAAAAGAGGCGAAGAGGGACATCACGGCAGACGACGAGGGAAGCGGAATCGACTTCGACACGACGGCGGAGAGCAAGGACCCGGAGAAAACGGAAGAGAAGAATGATGAAGCCGGAAAGGATTCGTTGAGCGGAAACGGCAAGGTCCAGGCGAACGCATTCCTTCAGGAGTGGGCGGACACCCACCCGTCTCTTTTCCATGCCATTTTCGGAAAGAGCGTGGAGAAAGGCGGAGACAACCCACTCACGTTCGCCCAGCGCGCGGGGCTTCTCGGCTCGGCTTTGGCGCACATCGGAAGCGGAATCTTCGGAGGGGCGCAGGCCGGATTCAACCGCCAGCAGTACCATGCGGACAACACGGAATGGCAGGAGGCGACGAAGAAGTACATGGAGCAGGGAATCCAGAACCACCTCGGAACGTTCCAGGACCCGGAGAGACTCAAGCAGCTCACGAACGGCTACCTTGAGCAGGCGAAGATGTACACCGAGAAGGCCCTTGAGCTTCGGAAGCAGGCGAACGAGCTCGACATGGACACCTACAAGGGAATCATGGGCGCGGTCTCCCTCAAGGTGGGGCTTGCGAAGGGGCTTCAAAGCTCCACCTCTTCATCTTCGGAGGATTCGGGAAGCTCGCACACCGGAAGCGTGAGCGGGAACGGAGAGCTCGGCGTGAACGTGGGCATCCTGAACCTTGACGGAGGCGTGACGGGGAACTCAAGCGACTCGACAAACGCGAGCTACACCAGCTCGGACGGAAAGAGCGTGGACCTTCTCGGAATCTCGGCTCTCGGACAGGCACTCAAGGACGCGCAGAACATGAGCATAAAGACGGCCGACGACCTGAAAGCCCTCAAGGCCAAATTCAACAAGGCGGCGGACGACTACGACAGGCTCGCGGCGGAGCTTCGGAAGAAGGCGGCCGACTACGCCAAGCACGAAATCGGCTCTTCCAAGAAGGAGCCGGAAGCCAAGGCGGGAAACGCCACATCTTCGGAGACTGGATCGGAAGGCGGCGGAAACAAGCTCGACAGCGACGAACGCATGAAGGACTTCAAGAGAATCGCCGGAAGCGGATTCCTGAAGAACCGCAGACGCTCTCCGTTCACCGTGAAAGGCGGAGCGGACAAGGCGGAGACGGCCGAGGATTCGAGGAAGGACGCGCGGAACCGCGCCTCAATGCAGTCGCAGGTGAACCAGCTCATCTCGCAGAGCATGGCGACGAACCCTGCGGCGCAGCCGATGACGCAGATTCCTGCGAAATCGTAGTAGCGGACGCAAAAAAAGCAAAAAAAAGTGTCAACTTGCGGAAAAGTTGACACTTAAAACTATTGGAGAAGAAGCCATGCCCTTTTTGAAGAGGAATAGAAAAGCGTTCTTGAACGAAAAAGAAAAAGAGATGAGGGAGAAGCTCGCGGAGCGCAACGAGATCTCACGCAGAATCCTTCCAGCCGACGAAGTAATCAACATCCGCGACGAGGCGGAGAAAAACCGCACTGTCATGCCCGGAATCCAAGCGAGGGTCGGGATTGATTTCAACGACAACGTAAAAAGCGGAATCCTTCGGACAATCCGAAAGGTTCCGCTTTTGAAAAACATGGGAGAAGAACCGCTCCCCTCAGCTGAAGCCGAGGAAATTATTCATTATTTCCCGCTAAAGTTTCCTGTTCGCTGAACGAAAGCCAATTCCCATAACGGTCCGTGATTTCCGGGCCGTAATAGTATCCGTCCTCCGTCACGCACGACACCAGGAACGACAAAGCGCACGAAAGCGCGAAACAGAAAACAATCTTTTTCATTTTTCCACCTCCCCGTCAAAATCAAAATTTTCAAAGTTGTCGATTCTTGGGTCGAGATATACACCGCTTTGAGTGAACACACACGACCCAAGAATCGACATCAAACACGAAAGCGCGAAACAAAAAACAATCTTTTTCATTTTTTACCCTCCTATTCTTCAGACTTTGAATCTGAAACTTTTGACCAATCGACACCGTTGAACACGCTGAAATCAAGCACAGGGCCGTCAGGTGTCATTTGGCAAGATGCAAAAATGGAACCGGCAAGAATCAGCAAGCAAAACAAAAGTTTTTTCAATTTTAACCCTCCTTCATGATTCAATACTACTGGCGTTCTTGATTGGACGCCAGTTCTTTTTTGAATCTGGTAGCCGTCGCGGTAGGCTTGCGACTCCGTGTAACTACAAATCATGCCTGTTCACCTCCAAGACTTCCTCACTGAATCACTGTATCATCACATATAACACGTCTAACTGATGATTTACCATTCTTTTGGGTGTGAACGTGAACCGAATCAATCATTTTCCCATTTCCTGTGGTAAAGTATCTAAGTCTATCTCCATCATAAAAGCGATACATCTTTACACCATCGCACTCAAAAAGATATTCAATATGAAAATCAGCTTTCGCATTTTCTGACGGAACATAAGTTCCTTCTTTTTTACAACTGACACAGAGCAGTGTAGCAAACACCAAAAATAACTTTTTCATCTACTCCTCCTTATTCTGCATTTCAGCCAAAGACTTCCTACCGATTCCGAAAGATATGACCCTCTTGACTGATTTCTGTTTCAATGGCTTTGTAGGGTATGCTTTATACACCCAACATTCTGCACCGTCATATTCATATCTTTCCAGCCACCAGTCTTTGCCGACAACTTTCAAGTCCTCAGCAACTTCTGTAGAGCCATAGCCATTGTCATATGCATGGTCTGCCAATCTCTTAAAATCTTCGATGCTGATTGTAAATTCGGAACCACCAATCCACAAAACATCATCCCATGTCTTGTCATATGACATCAATGTTTTTGTTGTTTCTTGCAGCAAATTCATAGCTTACTCCTCCGTATATTCTGATATCTCGCACCACGCTTTAGGCGGTGCGATTTCGTTCCCGCGGAAATCGCACCAACAGCTCTCATCGTAGTAGTAATAGGCAATATACACACTGTCCGTCAGCACGTTTATCGTCACACTCCCTCCTTAAATGGGGGCAAATCATCAGGGCTCTTCCGCAAGTCGTGCCACTTCGGCTTGCCTGCTTTAAGTCCATCGAGGAAGCTCCATCGTCTTAAAGGCCAAAGATTTAATTGGCCATCTCCAAAATCAAGGATATTATCATCCCCATAATTACTTGCATATTCGTCTGCCATTTCTTCATCTGTCATTTTCTTTATCTCCATTTCAGCAATAAGCAAATTTAATATTATGGTCTTCAAGAAAAATTCTTTGCTGTGTAGAAACTCTTATTTGTGAATAGACAGCTTCACCAGATTCAAAACTCCTAAAGACTTTTACCCACCCTTCTTTTTCCAAAACCAGCTCATCCTTGTCAAAGTAAAAACAAGCAACGTCGCTATGACTGGCAAATTCACAACCATAAAAAGTACCGTCTGGGGCAAGCCAGCCGTAATCACTTTTTGGTTTTATAAGATATGAATAGACATCTCTGCGGTTAGCGTCGATAAATTCTTCCTTGTTAGGGTACTCTGCAACAGCGACAATCTCATCATCATCTGATTTCATGCACCAACCGCCACGTAAATTCTCCCATATCTTACCATAGGCATTGAAACTTTCAGTCGCCCAATAAGGGTCGTCAAGAAAATTGCGTCCTTTTTTCTTAATCTTATAAAATGTCATTCTTCTACCTCCTTCAAGAATTGCTCTATGCTTCCGCCGTCTTTTTTGCGTTGGGCGGCAAGACAACAAAGATATTTTCACGGCCGACGGCCGTTTTTCGCTTTTCAAATCTTCTCGTCGAAGAAGTAGCCGCTTATCGGGACTCCGAACCTCAGGGCGTCGTCGATGTCGTGGACATAGATTCCGAGCTTGTCGGAAGCCTCGTATTCGTCGTGGAACTCAAGCATATTGCCGCCGTCCTTCCATGCGACTATGCGGCGCTCCTCGATGTCGGGATTCCACACGGGCTTTTCCTCGCTCCCCTTTTCGCCGCACTCCGGCTTCTTGCTCGGCCGGTCCTTTTTGAAGTTCGTCTGGACGATTCCATCCACGAGCTTGACGGGCTTGTATTTCGGAACCCAGCGGGGATTCTCCCTGAACCTCTTGAGCACCGCTTCCGGCGTGCAGCCCTCCCTCATCAAACGGCTCAAATATCCGTTGTTCAGTCCGTAGTAGCTTGAGAAAGCCGTGTATGAGCCGAACTTGACCCCCTCGTATTCAATCGCTACAGCCGCGTGCATCAGTAGACCTCCTTGAACATCTGCCTGTCCCTCACGAACTTGAATTTCACCTCTCCGACAAGTCCGTTCCTCGACTTGTCCACAATCGCCACCCTGTCCACCTCGTTCTTGACTCCCTGGCCGTCCTCGTTGGGGACGTAGCGGGGACCGTGCAGGAGGATTATCACGTCCGCGTCCTGCTCAAGGCTCCCGGAGTCCCGAAGCTGCGACAGGTTCGGTTTCGCGCCCTCGCTCTCCCTCGTGAGCTGGCAGAGGCAGACGATTGGAATCTGGCAGTCGCGCGCAAGCTGCTTTATCGACTTCGAGATGTACGTCATCTTCTCCCAGTTCGGAACGCTGGACGGAAGCTCGGAATTGACGAGTCCGATGTAGTCCAGGAAGACGATTTTCACGCCGTTCTCCCTCACGAAAGCCTTCACGTTCAAGATGACGTCCGACAGTTTCGCGTTCGGAACGTCCACCGCGAAAACCTTCAGGCCGCGGAGCCGCTCGATCGACTTCTTCGCCTCGGTGAACTCGCGCTTGTAGTTTCCGTCCCTGTCCTTCCAGTCGTGCATTTTGAGCGAGCGTGAAATCGGGAAGCCGCTCTCGTTCTCGCGCATCACCATGCGGTTGATGAGGCTACGCCTGTCCATCTCAAGCGAAAGGAACGCGGTGGGAATTCCCCTCAGAATGGCGATTTTGAGCATGAGCTCGATTCCGAAAGCGGTCTTTCCGATGGACGGCCGCGCGCCCACAAGAATCATCTCGCCCGGCTGGAAGCCCTGCGTGAGCTCGTCGAGCTGTCCGAATCCGGTGAGGATTCCCTCGGACGCGTCCTGCAAATGCTCCTCGTAGTAGTCGAGCGCGTCGTCCAGCGAGAAGCGGTCCACGTCCTTCGACAAGGAGAGCGTCTCCGAAGCCGAAAGCGCGGTGGAAGAAAGCAGCTCGTCGATGTCCGCGGCGTTCTCCAGTCCCTTGTTCGCCTTCTCGATGAGCTCCTCAAGCCGCCGCTTCTTCAAGAACTCGTTCAGGCGGTCGAGGTGGAACGGCAGGTTCACGGCGGTGGTCGCCACGTTCGTGAGAGAGGCTATGTAGCCGACAGAGACGTAGCCCGAACCGTCCGCTTTGCCTGTCGCCTCCAGATTCTCGTTGTACCGCGTCGCCTCCTGGGTGAGCGTCACGAGGTCCACGGCGAGGTTCTGGACGAAAAGCCTCTTGATGAAGTCGAACACAAGGCGGTTCGCCTCGACGAAGAAGGCTTCCGGGAGCGTCGACTGCACAGCCTCGCCGATGATTTCGTTGTGCAGGATGAGCGTTCCCAAGACCGTCTGCTCTGTGTCCGCGTCGAAAAGCTTCATGATGCCGCCTCCTGTGTCGCCTTCGGCTTGCCTTTCCGCCAGCGGCGCTCCTTGTCATGGTACTGCCAATAGCCTGCGCAGCTTTCACACGAGCATTTCGCGTAGATGACGCCGCTCTTGGCGACGAACGAGGGTCTTGTGTAGGAGCCGCATTCAGGGCAGAGCGTGGGCTTCGTCATCTCGGCATTTTCCCTCACGCTCTCCCTGTCTCCGCCGCATTGCGGCTCTTTCTCCCTCACTTTTTTCTTGTTCTTCTCGCCCTTCCCACCCGCAGGGTGTCTTTCGTCGCCCTCGGGCACAGATACAGAATCAGAATCAGATACAGATACAGAATCAGATACAGATACATATACACTGTCACGGGATTGCGAATTTTCGATTTCCGTGACGCACGGGATTTCATTTTTCGCGTTCCCGTGGCTCACGGGATTTTCATTTTCCGTGTTTTCACAATTCCCGTGGCTCACGGGATTTTCAGACTCTGTTTTTCCTTTTTTGGATTCCAAAGTCTTCTTTCTCGCGTTCGCCAAAGCGTTCACCCTTTGGTCGTAGAGTTTCTGGTCGTTGTCGATTCTCTTCTGGATTTTGAGCCAGACTGTCCTCTCCAGTCCGTCGAGCTCCGGCTCTGTCCCGAAGATTCCGTATTCGTAGATTATCCTCAAGAATTTGCCCTTGTACTCTTCCGGCAAATCCTCTATCCATTCCGAGTGAAGTATGAAAGACTCCCTCACGATTTCCTTCTCCATTTTTCGCCCTCCTGTTTTTTCAGCTTCACCTGCTCTTTTTGCGCTTGCTTGTGAGGTGCCACCAGCCGCAATGTTCGCACTTGTAGAACCTCAGGGGGTGCTTGTTCACACCCCTGCATTTTTTGCCGTGCTTCGCCGCGCAATGGGCGGAGCGGTACGAATAGCACTTCTTTCCGGTTCTTCCGCACCGCTCCACGCCGTCAACAAGGAATGTCTTCGGGGAAGCCTGGCAGCACATTTCCCAAATCTCCCTGCTGTCCCTGCGGAACCTGCGGAGCCGTCTGGAATCCCTGCGCTTCCAGATTGTTCTTCCGTTCCTGGTTCTTCTCCTCAGCCTTCTTTATCTTGTTCTGGAGCCTCTGCTTCGTGAGCGGGAAGTGGGAGATTGTGTTGTAGCCGGAACCGTCGTCCTTCGGGTAGACGGTGACGGTTCCCGTGTGGCCGACCCATTCGTCCCAGTTCAAATTTCCGCGCTCGATTCCGAACGTGTCGAAGAAGAGCGTCAAATCCCTGTTGTAGCTCTCAAGGTATTTCGCGTCCTTCGGCTCGTCGAAGATTGTCGCCCTGCCCGGAACCGCTCCGAGGTGGTCCTTTATCTCGAATCTAACGTTGAGATACTCGACGCCCTTCTCAGACTGCTTGTGCTCGACCTTGACGATTTTCGCCTCGTAGTTTCCGACTGGAAGCTGCTCTGTCGATTCGACTGGTTTGTAGTGTGTGAACATCCTTTTTCCTCCTTGTGTTCAACTTAGCTTGCCTTCGCCAACGCTCCGAAGCTCGTACGGAGCCACGGAAGCCATATCGACGCGCCCTGCTTGTCGCCCGCCTTCACGATTCCGAGGAGCACCTCAAGGACGTTGCTCTTTCCGTCCTTGGTCGGCATCGACTGGAAGCGCTGGGCGAATGCGTTTATGTACGCGTCGATTTCAGCGAAATCGTCTCTATGGACGCTCCCTTGAACGTCCGCAGAAGAAGCTCCACCGTTCGCGGCCGCCCCTTTGTCCGAGGGGGTGCTTGTGGAGTCCCCCATCTGAACGGCTCCGCTGTCCAAATCCTCCGACGGGTCGCACTCGTCAATCTCGAACGCCGTCATGTAGAGGTAGCGGCGGATGTAGGTCTCCACGGCTCCGAGGTTCTGCACTTCGTGGCAGCCCTTGAGGTTCGCCCTGGACATCGGGCTTGTGAAGGTTATGCGATCGAGCGGCTTCTCGCAGTCGATTACTTCCATGACCGCCTCCTGCGCTCCAAAGGACACGCAGCAGATGATTTTCAGCTCGGAGCAGATTTTCACGGTCGCGCCGAGGATGTCCTTCAGCTGGAAGTAGTTGTAGTGGGCGAATCCGTTCACTCCGCCCTTCTTGAATCCCTCTTCGCGGAACCTCCGCCTCGCTTCGTTCAATTTCTCGTAGATGTTCATTTTCTCCTCCTCACCTTATCTGCAATGTCTCTTTGGACTCTTTCCTGATTCCCTCGAGGACCTCGCCGTTGTAGACGAATGTTCCGTCCTCGGTCACGATTACGCTTCCAGATTTCACAGCGTCCTTTATGGCCGTCTTGTCGATTTCGTACTTGCACCTGACGAAGGCTTTCGGGAGGCTGGAAGCGTCCGCCAGGCTCGCGTCTATGCTCTCGCTCTTCCTTACTGAGAAGTTGAAGAGCGGGGTCTTTATCTTGAGCGTGTCCGTGAGCTTCATCGCCCTCACCATGAGGGATTTCATGAAATTCACGTTGTTGTCCCTCGTCTTCTTCCTCGCCTTGAGCCTTTTGAGCTCGTTCTCCAGAAAGTCGATTCTCGCCTCGATTGTGGCGGTCTCGCAGTCGATTTCGTTCAGGGCCTTTCCGTAGCCCTCCGCCTTTTTGGCGAACTCGAGCGCGTGCTCTTCGGCGAGCTGCATGAGCGCCGCCCTGTCCTCGTCCGAGAATTCCCTTTCGTTTCCGTCCTCGTCGAGCATTTCCTCGTTCCAGACTTTCAGGTCGAACTCGTCCTGAAGAATCGCCGGCAATGTCTTTGTCATTTGTTCCTCCTTGCTGTCTCAATCGCCTCTCTCTTCGCCCTGTCCCATGAACCCGGCGCGTACGACTGCACCCACTGGCCGCCGTCGAACATCACCTGCGTGAGCACGTCGTGGCGGCTCTCCGTGATGAAAATCTCGTGGCCGTTGCACGTTCCCCTCTCAAAGTAGAGGTCTTCCGTGTCCAGCTCGTTCCTGCACTTGTGTTTCTTTTCCAAAACCATGTATTCCATTCTCACGCCCCCAATGTGACGAATATTCCCCAAATCAAATCCTTTCCGGCAACAAGCACCAGCAGAATCACCGCAAGAATCGCCATCGCCTTCAAAATGCACTCGAAGAGGGTCGCCATCTTGAAGCCGCCTTCGCCCTTCTTCCTGTTCACCCTGTAGAACATCCGGGGATTTCCTCCCACGGTCGTCCATTCCTCGTGCTTCTTGTTCTTCATCTTCATTCTTGTTCCTCCCGTTTCTCTCTCTTGAAGAATTCCTTCATGTTCGCCACGTACTCGGCGAAGAAAATCCGCTCAATCTTCTGCGACTTGAGCTGGTGCTTGTAGCAGACTTCGCAGAATGAATCCTTGTCGTCCGCCTTCTCGAACAGCTCGCGGCAGTCGTCGCAGAGGTCCAGGAGCTTCTCGCCCTTCTCGTCCAGGTGCACGGTGAGAGTGCATTCCCCCGAAACGTCCCTGTCGCAGCAGTCGCAGACCGTCATATTTGGAAAATAGAACCTCATGCCTTGCCTCCGTTGCTTATCCGCTTCGCGAACCAGTCGAGGACACACTCCTTGGTGTAGTAGATTGTCCCCTTTGGCTTGAACTGGATTTTCGGGAGGTCGTCGAACGAGTTCATCGTCGCCGCCGTGACCCCCAGAATCTTCATCACGTCCGTCTTCCGGAGAAGCACTTTCTCGCTGTACTTCTCCAACTTCTCTTGAAGCTCTTCTGTGCTCTTCATGTTTTCACCTGCCTTCATGCGTTGCCAAAAAAAACGCCGCCAAGAATCCCGACACGAATCCCCAGCGGCAAAAACTACCTGTCATATCCCCCGTTTCCGTTCCGGTGTCGGGCGGAAAGGAAACGTTTTCTTTAATGACTTTTTCAACAGAAAAGTCATTAAAACTCACTATAGTGAGTTTTAATGACTTTTTCAACAGAAAAGTCATTAAAACTCACTATAGTGAGTTTTCTTTTTTTTCGTGGTTTAGAGTGATGTTCTTTCTAAAATCACCCTAAACCGTGGTTACAAAAGATAATCTACCACCCCAAAGAGAGATTTGTCAATAGATGTTTTGTATTTTTCGCCCTTTTTCGTGTTTTTTCGTGCTTTTTAGTATTTTTAGACGTAATATAGATAAAGGGGGAGGAAGGGGCATTTAATGACAAAATATGCAGAAATACTTTCGGGAATACTGGAAACAAAAAGTTTAAGAAAATCTGATTTGGTGAATGAGTTGAAAATCCCAGATTCGACAGTCCGCGGCTGGTGGGCGAAAGATTCGATTCCGTCAGCTGACGTCGCTTTGAAAGTCGCGAAATTCCTCGGCGTGTCGGTCGAATACCTCCTCACGGGCAAGGACGCTTCTTTCCAGTCGGAGCCGTCGGAAATCGACAGGCGCTATTCCGCCCTCACTCCCTCCCAGAAAAAAGCCGTGGAGACTGTCATAGATTCGTTCCTGGAAGCCGGCGAGGAAGCCGAGACGACCGCCTAAAGACGC